CATTTTTCCAAGTAAGATTCAATCTCAACTAACTTAATTACATCAGACGCATTGTTGTTCAACGCACCAAGCAATAACTGTCTAGCGATTGGAATAATTTTAAATGGTTTTCGTTCCACTTCTGCTAACTCACTAACATCAAATTCTGTCATATACTTAAATGAGTTAAACGTAAACTTTGCTTCTTTTTCCACACCGTTAATTTCTACAACCATAACTTCCTCCTAATTATGCCATTTCAATTTCTGTCTCAGCAGACAGAGTGATTGTCATTTTTCTAACTTCGTCAACTGCACCAGCGTTTGCGTATACAGACACTTGACCGTCCCATGTGAAGTTTCCATTAACTCCAGCCAAACCAAATTCAAGTTTGAATGAATATGTTGAAGTTAATCCAGCAAGTAGCGTGTATGCAGTTTTGTCGTAATTTGCTTCAAATGTTAAGTCTGGAATTTCTTGTAATCCAAGAATAGATGTTTTAAACTTCTCAGCAGACAAATCGGTTGTGTCCAATTTTGCTGGAGTAGAACCTAAGTCTGGATAGCCTATAATGTCTACTAATTTTAAAAATGTTACCCCATCATCTGTAGAGTAATATAGTTTTGTGGTCGATGTACTAACTGCCATTTGAGTTACCCCCTATAAATTTTCTTTGTTTTAGATACTCTGAATGAATATCTTAGTGTATATTTATAAATAGAATCGTCTAAATAATTCTTTGTTGCTTGTGAAAAATCTCTTGACATTCCATAAAAATCACTGCATACCAAATCTATTTTGTTTCTAATATTTTTAGCAGTAGTAACCTTTGAATTTCCAATAGTAAATATATTTATTTCAATTGAACAGTTTGAATATTGTTCTCCAGAACTATCTTTTGTAGTAACATCACCCAAATTATTAAGTTCTTCAACTGTTACAATTGGGAATGTAGGAGACGTTGGTTGATAAGATGCACTAACTTCACTTACCATTGTACCTAACTCAGTTTTTATTTTGGTAAGAACTTCATTTGTAATATCTATAATCACTTCGCACCTCTATTTTAACTTTGCTAGTTCTATGTTTATATTTTTCTTAATAATATTATTAGCAGAACGTTTTACCCACAACCAAGTATCATATACAAATGGTCTACTAGGAATTCCTTGCGTCCACGCTCTTAAAACTCCATCTTTTTTAGAAGTCCATTTATGTGGATTTGGGTCTTCTTGAGTTGTTGGATACCACCAACCTGCAAAACCATGTTCATTTGTATCATACTCCCAGCCCTCTTCAATTGGCATTGGGTGTGGAGTTCCAGCACCAATTATTCCAGTGCCATATTCAACAAACATTGCGTGTTCTGAGTTAATTACAATTTCCAACGATGTTTCTCCAACTTGTAATACAGAAACATCACTTGCAACATTACTTCCAGACAAACCATATTGAGATATATTTTCTAAAAGTTTTTGATATGTTTTATCGTGCAACTCTTCAATTCCGTTCTGTAAACCACGTTGCACTGCAAGTTGAAGTTCAACTCCTTGTAATTCCATTTTCTGATAATTTCTACAATTTAGATTTACGACTTTATTTATTGAGTTACTCATTTATTTCCCACCAACCCATATAAGAATCCGTTTATACTTTTTTGTTTTGCATCAACCTTATAATCAAAAGTTGTGTCAAAATTAGAAGTTGGTAATACGTTATATAACAACGAACCTTTTGGAATATCTATTGTGTCGGTTACTCCACTACAATCAAAAGATTGTTCTGTTCCAAATAACTTTTCTGTAATATAACCATTTGAAGGATATATCATTATTTCTATTTGGTAGGTTGCACCTTGAACCATCTGCTTTTCACCAGTAAAGTTTCCATCAGAGTCAACTTCGTCCACATATGAACTTGGTTCAACTACATATAATACAGTTTTGTTTCGATTAAGCGTCCTCATTGCACACCACCTTAACTACACTAAATGGTGTTTTTGCAACCGGTGTAATTTTACGAATTAAACTTGGAGAAATATCTGCAATTTCATAAGTTCTAGTAATTCCAAGTTCTGAATGTTGAACCTCTCCTTCTGCACCAACCTTATTAAAAAGTTCAATTGCAATTTGAATTTGAGTGGTTAAATATTTTTGCTCAACATTTGTTGTATTTCGTATATCACAAATTACATCTTTAGCACAATCTAAATAAAATTCAAGATTATCATCACTTACTGTTGGATTTCCTAGAAGGCTTTTTAGTTTTGACAATTGGCTCATTTTCAACTACCTCCACAATAACTTCCTCCACAACAGTTTGTTCTACGATAGGTTCATCTATAATAGGTCGTTCTAGTGGAAATATATAATTTTCTGTATCTGTGTTAAATCTACATCTAACTTCTGTGTCTGTGAGTATTTGGTAATTATCAGTAAGTTCACACTCAGTTTCCCTTATTAGTAAAACCTCACCAGAGTCAATATTGACTCCAGTGAGTATATTTTTTTGAGTGCGAATATACAACTTACCATTTTGATAAATATACATTCTTGCTCTCCTCTTGTTTATCCGTTAGAAACTACCTTAGCTAACATAATAGATTTAGCTGGCATTTTTCTTTCGTAAGACGCACTTGCCAAAAGAACTGAATCTGGAACACCTACGTCAGTAGATACATCACCTTTGAATGAGAATCCGTATGCAGAAATTGACTCTCTAACTCTAGTATAAATCATATCCAAACCACCATTAGCATTAGGGTCTCTGTCCATTTCAGATGGTACATCAACTGGTGCTTCTGCAAATCTAATTGCACCTTCACCTAATATGAATGTTGTGTATTCGTCTGTAAGGTCAGTTTTTTCATAATATGTAGCAATATTTGCAAGTAATGGACTTGCTACTGCTGTATATACATATGCACCAGCAGAACCACTTCTTGTGTAGTAAGTTTTTGCAGAATTAATTGCAACATCAGAAGTTAAAGCATATGAAATCTTAGCATCAACTGGAACGCTATCATTTACAATTACTGTTTTACCATTAATTGTTCCAATTGGAAGGTCTCTTGTAATACCGCTTGCGTCAGTATACTTGGAGAAGTTTAACAACTGTAGATTTGCAAATCTATTAGCAACAACAGAGTGCATAATTACAAGTGAGAATCCCTGAGCATTATCTCCACAAGCCTTTACACAAGCGTCAGCAATAGTTGTTTCAGATACTTTATTAGCATCAGTAACAGTAGATGTAGCACTTGCTATACTTGTATTATGAAGAGACCAATCAGCATCACCAGTAATAGCAAAAATTGCATTTAAAATACCAACAAGTCTAGTTTGTCTTTGTTTAATCCAATACTTAGCAACTCCATCAACAATCTGTGCCATTGGGTCAGCACCGCTATTGAAATCTTTGATGAAAGTCTTTGCAGACCATTTAGCCATACGTCCGTAAACGCAACCACTATATGTTCCACCAGTTAATGTAGCACCAGTAAAACTGTCTACACCATTATAAACATCTTCTACTCCACTAAGTACATCATAGAAAGGTACTGTGAATAGATTTGAACCATTTGCAATTAATCTTTCGATTTCAGCGTCTTTTACAACCGCCCCACTATCAATCATAGATGTGAGAATTAAATCTTGTGTATTTTTCCAAGAATAATTAAAAATTTCCTCGTCATACGCAAATCCTAAATTTGTTCCAGCCATGTTTTACACTCCTTATTTTTTCATAAATTCTTTATACTTCTCTGGGTCTTCCGTTTTTAACTTCAACCTTTCAGAGTAAGTCATTTTATCAAACTTAGCCTTGTCCACTACACCTTGTTTTGGAGGTGTGCCATTTGGTTGTGGAATTACACTAAATTCACTTTTGACTTTAGTTTCAATTTCCGTTCTTGTAGAATTAAACATTTCTATAAAGTTAGATACATTTGATTTAGTTTGTTCTGAATCACTTGTGACAAGCATTGAAATGAATTTTTCATAATGTGCTTTTGGAATGTTTGCTTCTGATAATAGTTCTTTTGCTTCTAGTTTATTGGCTCTAGTATTTATTTCTGCTTCTTTAACCGAAACAATTTTCAACTGCTCGTCAATTTCCTTTTTAGCAAGTTCTTCTGCACTGAGTTTTGCTTTTTCTTGAAACTCAACTTCCCATTTGCTCTTGTAGGTGTCCAAACCTTTTTGGATTCCAGTTTCTACTCGTCTATCAACCTCAGACGTAACTTTTTTCTGTAAGTCCTCTTCACTATAAAGACCTTTTCTAACTTCTGCAACTTTTTCACTAATAAGCGTATCAAGTTGTTCTTGTGTAAATTCTGCCATCTTATTTCCTCTCAATCCCATGCCATGCGGTCGCCCAGCACATTATTTGTGTTCACTTATATTATAACGTTTTTTGTTAAAAATTATGCAACAACTATTGAACTCTTTACGTTCAAGACATACTTCTTGCTTTTATATACTAAATTGTCAGAATTATATACCTCAAATTGAAAAACAATGTCTCCTACAACTGTAGTTAATGTTGAGCCAATTAAATAAGTTATTGTGTTTTCCAAAGGAATTAATTCATTAGTCTGCACTACTGTCTTATTTGGAAGTTCAAATATTAACTTGTATTGCATATCTTGGAGAGAAGGTGGTATTTCTACCACAATCTCAGTTGCTAAATTTTCACCAACATATATTTCAGAACTAGCATAAATATAATCAATTACATCACTCACTAAGTTCAGATTTATTGATTTCAGTGCCATCTACAATTTCCTCCTCAATAGGTTCAGTTACTTCTGTAACTTTATTTGCAAATTGGTCTCCCCAGAATTCCTCTCCTCTAGTGACATATTCGTTCACGTCAGATACCAAATCTACAATAGTTAAACAATCTGCCGGTGCTAAAATCTTACTTGCGAGCAACGTTTGTAAACTTTGAGTCTTTACTAATAAGTTGTTGTTCTTATTTCTGCTGAACTTAATATCGACATCAAGTAATGATAAATTATTTCCTTGCTTATTGTTTAATATGTTTAAAATTATTCTCAATGTTTGTTTTTCAGATTTCTTAAACACAACTTCTTTGTTTCTTGCTACAATTTCTAAGTCTGCCCAACCATCACGAAGTTCTACTGCTTGACCAGTATCTCCACCTCCACCACCTCTTGTATTTCTGTCTGGTATTCCAATCATTGCATACAGTAGATTTTCTAATTCCAACGCAAACATATTCATTCCAGATTGGTCTAGGGAATTAGTTATAGTGTCAACAGAACTTTGATTATTAGTTGTATTTTTAAGTACAACAACTCCTTTTGACCTCATGTCGTCATATGTCTTAGCATCAATGTCTGCGTTTATAAATACCAACAACGATTGAACAATCTGGTCTATATCATCAAGTCTACCGCTATGAAGAAGATTTATTGCGTCCATCAAACCAACACAAAGTTCCCAATCACCAAGTCTCCACATATTATTTGGATATTCTATAATTGGTATTCCACCAATACTATATGGGGTGAATGAAATATCAGAGTCAGAATTAATGAATCCTTCCAAAGAATCAGTTCTAATTTGATACATTCCAAAATTAGTATAGACAAATAGTTTTGTACCAACCACAACTCCATCAATATCCAGTATTGGATAGAACGTTACACCACAAATTGGTTTTTCGGCAATTGTATTTTCATACACAACATAAGTGGTAGATGGATTTAACGCTTTATCTTCAAACGGAACTTCGTCTGCAAATAATCCATCTGTATAAATAATACGATACGCAGTACCACAAATACTTTGATACTCACCTATTTCTTTATCCACAGATGCTTTGTCTTCATATGCAACATACTTATTG